ACTGGCAATTCTGTAAGTAAATATTACTTCTTTGGCGCTGCCTTCTTAGCAGGTGCCTTCTTCTTTACAGGTGCCTTAGCAGCCTTCAGAGCCTTCTCTACCTCTTTAGCATCTGGTAGTACACCAAAAGCCTTGTCGTTAGGGTTAATCGCTCTAATCGCCACTGGCGCTACTGCTGCCACAAGTGCAGTCCATAGATCCTTTGGATCTGTTACGCCTGCCATGTATAGTGCAAGACCTGATGCAAGGACTGAACGTCCGTATGATGCAAGTACTGCCTTTAGTTGTTCTGTGTTCATTTTTCCTCCTAGGATAGAACCTTTATTAGTATAGCATATCCAGCCCATAGCCCTACAATTCCTGCGACTCCCGCAAAAACTGGAGGTGCTGGAACTGGCAATTTGAATGCAGCAAATACTACACCACATCCAAAACCTGTTAATGTTGACAATAATATATCTTTCATTGTTTTATTTCATCATCTGGTAATAGTGTTCTTAATTCTTTGTATGCTGTTGAAATATTCTTCATAGATGGATAGTCTGGCCTTGACATAGATAGCGCATCTCCATATTCATCAAAGTATGATATGTCTGCATCAACATCATTTACAAATTTAGTTAATCCCTTTTGAACACTCTCAATATACGAAAAAGCCCAGTCTCTTGAGTCAGAAAGAAATTTAATAAAATTTTCTTTATGTATTGAATCATCTGAATCTTCTTTTATTTTTGTAGACTTAGTTATATCAACATATTCTTGAAGTAAAGTCTTTTCAATAAAAAGTTTTGAAACATCTCTTTTAAGTTTAATTGACTGTCTTAAAACTAATAAATAAGAGCCTGCAAAACAAACTGACAGGGTTGCAAAAACAATAATAAAAATATCTTTCATATCACCACTCCACATGTTTTAAGTATATCCTAACCATTCGGGTTTGTCAAACTATAAAAATCTTTAAAGTTAGTACTAGTAAACATTTCATACTCTTCAAGAGTTCTTACAGATCCTGCTCCGTATATGCCAGTCTCTTCACCACAAAGAATTCTTTTTTGTTTCTTATATGATATTTCTTCTAACTCTTTCCAGGATATTCCACGTAGATTTCTATCTTTCCATATCTTATTGTATCCACCACGAGAATAAAAATGATAAACAATATTTTTTGATGGTGAATATATATCCCATCCTCTAGTCCAAGACCTCATAGCAAAACAAATCTCTTCACCAAAAAAACTAATCTCTGGATCATAAGGAACTTCTTCAATAATTGAAGCATCTGAGAACATAAAACCACCAAGTACTGTTTCAGATAACTCTGGATTTTCTTTTAGTTTACTATTAAACTCAAATCTTTCTGCTGTCCATTGTTTTCTTTTATTTAGTGATATCTTTTGTCTAGTTGGATAGTCTTTTATTTTTGGGTTGTTTTTAATTAAAAACATACCGCCATTTCTTTCAGGCTCAAAGGGTGCTGGAAAGTATGAAAGAATGACCCTGCTATGTCCAGATATATTCTTAGCCCGATTTAACTGATCAATACATGTTAAATCCCAGCCAGGAACAAACCTTGTATGTGAGTCAACTTGAAGAAAATACTCTTGTCCAGAATATAATTCCATTGCTTTTGCCCTTGCATATCCTGCACCTCTTGCTTCTTTTGGATGCATTTTAGTTAAAGATATATTTTTTATTCCGTCAAAACTAAAAAGTTCTGAGTCAACCCCTTGATGAACAACTCCAAAATATAAATTATCTGGATTGTTAGCATTTTCAATAGCACTTTTAATTGTCCACTGAAGTTCTGGATCACGATAAGATGCTATTGATATAAATATTCTCACTTTATGGCCTCTCTTGTTACTAAGACTATTGCGCCTTCCATCTCTAATGCTTTCTTGACTGTTAAAACATATTGTAAAGCCTCTATTTTATCATCATGATGCATCTTTGCAAACACGTATTCATCTAGTTTAATAGTTAAGAAATGCTCATTATCAATTAACTCTATCTTAAAGTTGTTTGGAGGAAGTATAGAGTGAAATGCTCTACGCATTTGATCTGTATACATTACTCTTCTCGTTTCCAATGAAGATAAGACTTAATATAAACAGCAGCATAAGCCAGTGCACTAAATATAAACCCGTATTGATGAGTATATAAGGCATAGGCTATCCACAAACACTCATTGAATAACAAGACAAACCATCCCCAAATGGTTTTACGACCAACAAAAAAGATTCCTGTTACTCCTATAACTGCAAGTATCCATGACCAGTATTCCATTATTTCTCCATTGTCAATGCCTGCCAGGTGTTAGCCCAGTCTTGCTTAGTTTTATGTTTATTAAACTCTCTAGATATATTTCCCAGTTCAAGAAATACTCCACCCCAGACACCATACTCTTTGCCAGAAACACCGTTAGCAAAGCAAACCTTTGATACTGGACATCTTTGACACATTGAATCTACAATTGGGCGCACATCCACATTGTCTTCATACTTATCAAAAAAGATATTAGTATCAAGACCAAGGCAAACAGCCTCATCCTTCCATAAATGCTGCTTCATTTACTGACCGTATTTGTTTGGAATATCCCAACCATTACGATTAAGGTTAAAAGTTTTTTGTAGGTACCATGCATTTTTTACACGTACTCCGCTTGGAGATGTTCTTGCAAGATCAGAGCGCTTACGCTCAACTACATCCCAACCTACCCATGCAAGTTCTTTATTCTTTGAAACAATTTTTTCCATATGTATTAACGAATTAATTATCATTTTATTCTCTCTTTAGTAACGGAATATTCCTACTTCTACATTCTTTGATTCTGCAAATGTAGTTAATTTTGACACTGGCTGTTTTGGTTTGCTAAGAAATGCAAAATAGTTTACTTGATCCATGTTGTCATGTACCCAACTTTCTGGAACTTTATAAAACTTTATCTTGCGACCTCTGGCTTTCATTCCTCTTTCTGAAAGGTTTGAAAATTCTGAAACAAAAGAATTGACCTTTGTTGGGCCAACAGAATAGATTATAAAATCTTTTTCTTCTTCTTTCATTCCAGATAAAGCAACACTTATAGCACGAAGGAATAGATTATAATCATCAAACTCATTAGTCCCCTGCACTGCCACTATCATTTAGTTTCCCATTCTTTAAGTTATCCAGGATGAATAACATCTTATCTACTTCTCTTTTTGACATTTTGGTTGTATCTAAAGGCTTTCCAGTTTCTGGTCTAACCTTTCCATCTACTGTATCTCCAACATAGAACATGTTGCCTGATACCCAATATGCTTTTTGATCTATGACAACAACCCTAGTTGTTTGTTTCTCTTTCCAAATCTTAGACTGAGAAGTAACAACTTTGTCGTCAAAAATGTCTTTAAAGAAAAATTCTTTTAATATGTTATGCATATCGCTTTGACGATATAAAACTTTATTAAAAGAATTTTTTCTTTTTTTGTTCATTACTATAATTATAGAGGAAAAGGCTATCAATGTCAAGCCCACAACAAGGATATAAATCATTTTTACTCCTTAAAACTAAATGGACTTCCATTCCAAACTTTTTCTGTCTTACTTTTTTCACGTTCAACGATTGCACGACTCCATGCAAACCCTGCATCTCCGCCCCATGCTTCCCACATAATTCTTCCATTAGAAGGAAACTCTGGTCCATCGTAAAAACCTTTACCTTTTTTATCTACTTCATGACGAGAGAAAAAAGAGTACATTCTCTTAACAGTATCAAGAGACATAGATGCACCATTAACAATGTCTGTTGCTCTACCCCAGCCTACTGGAGTTCCTGCACCAGTAGCCTTGCCGTCTTCTTTCCACTTCAAAGCACGTCTTGCAGCAGCCTTCATGCCTGCATTAGGTGAGTATGTGTCTGCCATTACTTATCCTTTTTTGGATGCTTTACTTCATATGGACCAATAATAGATTTAACTGTACCGTTTTTATTCATACGAACAATCTTTCCATCTTTAATCTGTGTTGAATTAAACGATTGTGCTTTTTTCTTTGGCATTATTTTAAAAATCCATTCCAAAAATTATCTGATCCCAATTCTTTTTCAGATTTATATGTTCCACCACGACGCTTGTATTCTTGAACAACCCAAGAGTTTGCAACTGCAGAAGGATACACATCAAACTTATCTTTTGCTGCCTGTACAACTCTTGCATAAAGTCGTGGGTTAGAAGGTGTTGAACCACCACGACGTGGTTGAATCATTTCACCATAGTTAGGCTTTTTTGCTTTTTCCATTTCATCTTCCATTTCTTGTGATTTTCCAATTGATGAATCATACATTGCCATTGCAATTTCTGAATCCATTTCTTCTTTATCATCTTCCATAGTGTGGTTGTTTATATCTACAACCTGTGCATCCTTGTACATCATTCCAATACTATATGCAGTTGGCTCCCATTTACCATTTTCTTCTTTATAAATTCTAACAGCCATTGCTGGATTTTCTGGTGGCATAGACTGAATTGCATATTCTGTTCCAGGAACCCCATAGACTCCGCCTTCTATCATGATGTGCTCTACAACTCCATGAACCATTCCTTCAGAAGTCATTCCCATAACAAAGTCGCCTTCTTTAATTTCATGCATACTTTTTCCTATGTTGCCTTCAGAGCGATTGATTGCATAAATCTGTGCAGCAGCCTCAGCACGAGTGGTGTGACAACCCATAACTTCATTTGTGCCTTCTTTTAGTGCAGGGTATCCAGAACACCCAAAAGAACCTTTGGCTCCAACTCTGTATGGCATAACAATCCTCCTAGTTTATATACTGATTATATCAGACTTTAGTACTTTAGCAGTCTTTTGACTTCTTCTAGTGCCCAGATTTCTGGCTTACTTAGTTTAGAAATCTCATCTTTATCAAGACCCTTTTTTGATACAGTAACTATTGGATCTGGTAAAAAAAAGTCAATGTTTAAATAGCCTTTTTCCCATAAATTTAATAGGTCTTTGTTGACTACTTTAAGGTGATCCTCGTACATGTCTGGCATAACCTCTTGCAGTTTAGGAGTTACGGCATATAGGAACTCTCCAGTTTCAGCATCTAATCCAGCAACCTCTAAAGCACCTTGAAGTATTAGATTATTGATTAGATCATCTTCAGGACTGCTCATACCTAACCAACTCCTCTAATTGCTGTCTTGTTTGTGCACCAGTTACACGATGAATCTCAGAGTTATCTTTCATTAAAACAAAGGTAGGTACAGATTTAATTTCAAAGTCTTGAGTCATTTCAATTTCTGAATCAACATCAATGACAAAAAATTTAGCCATGATTTGCTCACGGTTTAACTCTTCAACAATTGGCCTTGTTTTTTTACAAGGATTACACCAATCAGCAGTAAAATAAAGAATCATTTTCATTTATCTTGCTCTAATCTTCCATGTCATAGTCTTTGGCCCTTGATTGATCATCTCAAACATATTATACTCAAACTCATCTTTAAGTTCCATATACAGTTCTGGATGAACCTCTTGTAATTTATCAGTAATTGAGTATGTCATCTCTCCAGATTGATCAATACCAGATATCTCAATTGCACCTTGAATAATTAAATGCTCTAACAAGGCTTGACTTTTTATATCCATTACTTACCTGATTTTAGTCTAGCCTTTTTAAGTGCCTCAAAATCTTTTACTTTAGTATCTCCAAGGTATCCCCAGGCATAGCCATCATTGATCATCATGTCGTTAAGAGACACTGTGTCTCCATTAATATATACCCAGCCTAAAATGCGACCATACT